TATGAAATAAAGAACTATAGATAAACCTTATAGTAAACACATAAACCATAAGAAAATAATATAACAAATAATAGCTAAACCATAAAACAAAAATGGTACTTTATAGTTATCTTAGTATAACAGAAGGAAATCTGTATAAGTTCCCAAACTTTAGGCACACCACCTATTGGATCGTGTACACTAAGTCTGCTTAAGAATTGCATTACTGACTCTTTTATAACCTTTGTAGCACCCCAGTAATATTCAACTTAACCAGCATTTATCTATTTATTTAAGGTTATAGGGGGTGCATCTCTCCATTCCTTCTGTATATTAGTAAAGGCAAGCCTTTAAGGGCTTGCTACTGTCCGCAAGTACAAACCCATTTCCAAATATATTTTCTAACCCACCTAACCGATTCTGATTCACAGGGTTTGGGCCACCCCTACCAAAAGGGTTTGAATTCATTAAAGAGGGGTAATAAGAGGCGGCATCTCTCATTTTACGTCCATTTACCGCATTTACTCTGAGCCAGGCTGTCAACCATTAGGCAGAAGATATAAGGGCTTAGACGGGCTGTAAGGTAGCTTAAAAGAGATGGCTACACCTCACAAATCTACTACCTTTATTTTTCAAGCAGTTACAAAAAAAGATAATTAAATATAAGGCACAAAAAAAGCCCCGTTAAGGGGCTTAATTAATCTATTTTAAAGCTGTTTATTTGTTTAAATCAATGTTTATGTCAATGTAAATGCCGTTCAAATTTATATTAAAATGCGGTTCGTATATACTGCAGCAATTAACACCCTTTTTTGTGGGTACATTAATTGTAATCTTATCCGCTATGCATTGTATTAAGTACATTTGTTGTTCTGTTGTTGTTTTGTTTATAATGTTTAAAACATTATCCCTTTGCTCTGTTGTCATATCTTATTTACTTTTATAGTTTAATTAATCCCAATCCCGACCGCCTTGCTTTAAGTATTCTGCAAAGCCCTTAGAATATTCGCATTTCTTTTTAATACTAATCAAATCAGATTCAATAATAAGCGTTTCAATTTCTGCACAAATATGGTTGTATTCATCTTGTGCGGTTTCACTAAATCTAACATCTTTATTTGGTTGAATAATGTAGGTATTTTCTTTGTATTTATTTTCTATTAAATAGGTTGCTAAATTATCTATTAATTCCATTGCAAATGAGTCCATAATTTATTTGTTTAAGTTAGTTAAAAGGGTAGGTTTGTATTAATAACAAAACCGCTGTTGTCTTTTTTGGCTTTGCCTTTTGCTTTTAAGCCTAAGACAATACCTTTATTGTAAATCATTACTAAATCCGATGCATCACCATCCAACACCTTTGCACCTTTGTATCTTTGTGGGAGATCTCCAGAAAAGACTGCGGCAACATTAACACCCAATTTAATGGCTTCATTTGCATCCTCATTATTATCCTCTGCCCTTGAAAAAGTAACCGTATAATTTGGATGATTAATGTACTTTTTTGCTTTGCCTAAAATCTTGGTGTAATCATAAAAGACCGCAAAATCTTTTAAGGTGCTAATATCTAAATTTGCATATTTATTAAGCAAATAAACAAAATCAATATCGGACGTTCCATTTAGTCTAAAGGCAATTTTATAATTGCCTTTTTTGGCTTTGGTGTATTCTTTCATTATTTGATTAGATAAATTCAAAACAAAGCCTTGTTTGTCTTTTAAGTAATATTCAGTTTTATTTTGCCTTGCCTTTTGTACATTAGAAAAAGCACCTCTTCCCGCTGAGAATAAACAAGCGGCCGCACAACCTTTAGAAGCTTTGGGGCAAATGTTTACGCCTTTACTATTTAGGTTGTATGGGCTTAGATATAGGATAAAAGTTTTTAAGCTGTTTTTAGCTGTTTTGGTATTCGTATTTCCTTGTGATAATAAGTTTATTTTTTCCATCTTGTTTGTTATTTAATTTCCTCATAAAGTTCATATTCTAAACAGTAGTCAAAAAGCATTCTCTCAAGTTGTTCTAAGGTGTAACCATCGGAACTCCAAAAACCGCTTCTTTCAATTGCAAAATAAATTGTTCCATCGTTTAATAACTGCAAGTAGTGACCAAAATAAGTAAAAACACCTATTGTATAAAACTTATCATTAGGTTCTAAACCATCATTAAAAAGAAAGTCCTCCGCATATTTATAGTCTTGAATATTTGTATACTTTCTGCTTTTCCTAAAATCCTCAAAGGATATTTTTTTTATTGCTTGCATTACAGTTCGTTTTTGATTGCACTAATAACGGCAAATTTACCGCCCTCTTTTATATAGATATTTTTAAACCTCTCAAGGTCATTTGTTAGGATGTATTTCAAATCCTTATCAATTACAACAAAATCCTTATTGGATTTTGATATTCTCAACCTATCTCTTAAGGATAGCTTTTTTAGTTCTGTTATTGCTTTGCCCATTGTTCTATATTTTTTTTGTTAAAATATTTACCCATTACTTTATTCATTAAATGAATTCCTTTGTCATCTAAATCATTGATTAAATCAATTTCCTTTAGCATTTCAAAACATTGCTCTTGAACAAAATCAATAGTTCTTTCATACAGCATTTGCGATAAAACTTTGTGAGTTTCTTTCATATTAATTGATTTCTGCATCTTAATTAGTTTTTGTAGTTAATGAGGTGTAAACATCCGCAAAAAGATAGATGCTAAAAACACCGCATAAAATTAGTACAATTTCTGTTTGCTTTGCATTTAAGTTGAACACCATTATTTCCGCAGTTGCACAAAGGCAAAGAACAAAGGGTGTTAAAAGTGATTTCAATAAATTTTCCATTGTTATTGGGTTTTAAAGTTTATCAAATATAGTAAATTTTTTAATACACAAGCAAAAAATCAACTTTTTTTGTTTTAATCTGCTTTTTTTTATCTGCAAATTTGTAATAATAGGAACGCACGCACGAATAAGCATTTTGTTTGAGATGTGCAAGCCTAAGCCCTAATTTAGGATCGGTCTAAATAAGCAAAAAGCACAAAAAAATACCCCTACTATGTTTAAGGGGGTACTATGTTTAAGAGTACTATGTTTAAGAGTACCCTTACTATGTTTAAGAGATTATATTTTGCTTCTGTGTTACAACCTGGGAAGCAAATAAAAGAGAGCCTGGTTATTCCAGGCTCTTTATAATTTATGGGTACTATGTTTAAGGGGGTACTATGTTTAAGAATTACAAAACGCACCACATATGATATGGGGGGGTGACAGGGGGGGGGTTACCTCACAACATATTTTCCAGAATTAATTCCTTGAACTAAATATTGTAATCCGTAACGTATCGCATCAATGTAGTGATTGAACTTATCTATTGGCTTCTCATTCCTTTCCTGCCATACATAGTTATTCAGCTCTCTCATTACTCCGTGGCTTTGTCTGTCTACTATCATTTCATAGTCTTGCATTAGTGCAATACCACTTAGAATACTACCTTGCTTCTTTATAGTTGGCTTTATGTTTAGGTCAAGAGCCTTCAGCTCATTGATGAGCCTTGGCTCTGAGTTATCACAGATGATTAAGTCTGTACCGCACTCTTGCTTGTTCTTAAAAGCTATTTCTGATGTAGATAGCCCAGGTTTACCATAGCATTCCTTCACATATAGCTTTCTTAGTTCTTTATCTACTGATATTTTTACAAGGGTCGTTAAATCTGTGGAAAATCCGAAATCTTGGCAGTAAACAGTCTTTTCTGTCTGTATATAGTCTCCTACTCTCCAATTCTTAATGATTGTACCTTCTGCTTTAGCAAGCCATCCTCCAAGTATCTGGTGTACATACTTGTCTGGTCTTCTTGCCTTCATATCATAGACTTGGTCTAAGAATGATTTAGATAGGTTCGCTTTGTTGTCTCTGTAGTCTGTATGTATGTAAGTAATATCTTTTTCTACTCCATTAAAGCCATCTGGAATACCACTTGTCTGAAAGAACCTTTGGTATATCCAATGTTCCTTAGTAGTTGGGTTAAGAATCAGAACACATCGGTTCTGCTTCTCTTGCGATCTGACTGAGAAGTCAATCTTATCAAACACATCCTCATCCACAAGCTCTTCTGCTTCATCCAACACAAAGGTTGTAACTCCATTTAAAGACTTCAGAGCAGCTGTTTGGTTACCAGATGAAGTTCTTATCCCCTTAAACATTATGGAGCTTCCTGTGGTCAGATTTATAATCTCATCTTTGGTTATTCTAAATTGGTCAGAGACTCCCATCATTTCTATCTTCTCTATAAACTCTGGGATAATAGATGTCTGTGCTGACA